ACCGCCGTCCAGCCGGACGTGGTGGCCTTGTGGATCACCATGGCCGTGGCGCCCACGTTGTCGCGCCACGCAAACACCTCGTCGTTCAGGACCGCCACGCCGCGCACCCGGCCGGAACCCGGCACCTTGGTGATGTCGGCCTGGTAGTCGTCGGCGGCCAGCTTGGCAAGGATGTTGTCCAAGAAACCGTCAATGGCCGGCGTCACGTTGGACACCGTGGCCTTGACCACCGCCGACACCTCGAGGTCTTCGACTGCGAAGGAACCAGTCACCCGCGTCAGCCCGATGTAGGCGCCGCTCAGGTAGATCACCGTCCCGGACGCGCCGGACGTGGCGCCGTCCACCACGTCGCCCAGGCTGATCCCGGTGATGGTCGCGCTGCACTGCAGGTAGACGTACACCGCATCCGATGGCGACGGCTGGCCGTCGAACGGCTCGATGCCGGCGATGCGCTCCAGCCCGCCGCCCGTGGACCACTCGTAGTTGTAGGCGATGCGGGCGCGGCCGGGCTTGGAGAAGATGGGCGAGCCCACGATGTCCATGCCGCCGGCAATGGCGGTGCCGTCCGGCACCACGCGGGTGTTGGGCATCCCGGGCTTCATTTGTGCGGCAGCCTGGCCTGATCCAGCAGCAGGCGATGCACCATGCCGGCGTGGTTCTTCTCGGCGCGGGCCAGCACCTCGGGCGCCGCGTCGAACTTCGCCACTTCTTCAAGCGCCCGCCACATCAGCAGCAGGTGGAATTCCTCCGGCATGTCCGGCTCGTCGGCGTCGGCGGCCAGCTCGGTGGGCGACTTCCAGTATTCGATGCGCAGCTTGTAGGCAAGCGCCGGCTTGGGAGCCACCAGAAGCTGATTCGCCTCGTCAAACGTCCACGCAATCGGCGTGGCATCGCCCCAGGTGCGGTAGACGTAGACCGAACGGAACTCGTCCAGTTGCACGAACTGCAGCGGCCACAGGCTGTTGATGGCTCCGTCCACGTACAGCCAAGGGTTGTAGGTGTCGTCGTCCATGCGCCAGCGGCGGAAACGGTCAGCCCCCAGGCCGGTGCCGGTGTAGGTCTGCTGCCCGGCCGTCAGCGCCACGTCCAGCGTGTTGCGCATCCAGCGCCACTCACGCTCAATCTGCAGGTTGCGCCAGGCGTCGGCCACCCAATCGAACAGGCGGGCGGCGCGCTCGTTGGCCCCGGTCACTGAAGCCGGCGCGGCGGTGCTGCGGCCCGACTCGCGGTGCAGGCGCTGCACCAGCTCCAAGTAGTTCACGCGGTCAGCCCTCGCGCATCACGCGGGTCAGCCACTCGCGGCCACGCGGGTTCTTGTCTTCCAGCACGGAAAAGCTGCACAGCGAGGACAGCGAGCGATTGACGTTGTTGAACGTGATCTGGTCGCCGGGCGACTCGCCGGAATCGGTGCTGACGTTCATCGGCTGGGCACGGGCCAGCACTTCCACGAACTTGCGGGCAATGCGGGTCGGCTGGTCCACCGGAATCCAGATGGTTTGCCCGTTGACACTCACATGCTCATGCGTTGGCGCGTTCTTCTCGCGGCCCCGGTGCAGGAGGATGGTCACGGGTTCCTCGTTGAAGGCCAGCGCCGCCGCGTAGTCGCTGGCTAGGCTGCTGGCGTCAGCGATCAGGATTTCGCCGCGATCAGCGTCGGGGTCATCCGTCAGCGCGTCCAGCGTGCGCTTGGGCAGTTCGGTGTTGTTCAGTTCCGGCTGCACGAACTGGCGTGCAACGGGGTTGTTCTTGGCATCGCTGCCGGTAGTTCCATGACGCATGTGGTGCGCTCCAACAAAAAGGCCCCGGGTGATTTCTCACTCGGGGCCGGGTCCACCTTGCGGGTGGGGCTTGCAAGCCGGGATGCCCGCGCTCAGGCGGGCGGTCGATCAGGTCAGCCGCTGGCCTTCCAAGTGCAGACCTTGTTGGCCAGGATGGCGGCCAGGGTGGCGTTCTGCAGCACGCTGAAAGCCTTGCCGTTCACGTCAGCCACGCCTTCGCTGTTGCAGATCGTGATGCCGCCGTTGGTGGTTTCCAGCGTGCGGGTGCCGGCGGCCACGTTCTTGATCGACGTGTTGGCGGCCATGCCTTCGTACCATTCGATCTTCACGCGGTCGGTGACGTTCTCCCACACCACGTACTTGGGCGTGAAGCCCAGGTTCACCAGCACCGAGTCGGTGGCGGTGATGGCGGTGGCGTCGAAGACGATGCGGCCGACTTTGACCTTGGGCGCGTCGTGCGGAACGGAATTGCCGGTGACGGTCTGACCGGCGGTGTTGATTGCCATGATTGGCTCCTTGGTTCGGGGTTGTTGCGCCCGGGGTCAAGCCCCGGGCAGGTTCATCACAGGGCCGGGATGCCGACTTCGCCCACGGCCACCCAGCCGGGGTTCTCGACCATGACGGCCTTCCACCAGATCGCGCCGGCATAGCCGCGCTGCCCGTGGGGGTCGCTCTTGGACTTCATGCCGGTGGGCAGGAAGGTGACATCCATCGACTCCTTGCCGCGCAGGGCGACCTGGCTCCAGCCATCGGCCGCGCACACGATGAACTGGTACACGTCCACGTTGTTGTTCAGCATTGACTGCAGGCCAGTCACGCCCACGGCCACGCCAGCGTCCAGCACCGCCACGAACTCGGGGCTGGTGATGAAGCGGAAGCGTTCGACGGCGCCCAGCTCGTTGGGCATCGGGGTGCCGCTGGCGTACTTCTCGGCCGGGATGAAGCCAGGGGTGTCGCGGATGACCGGCTCAAGGTCGGTGTGGCAGTACACGAAATAGCCACCGGCAACGGCGCTGGTGGCGTAGTTCGGCCCAGCCTTCAGAACGTTGCTTACCATCTTGCCGTGCTGCGCTTGCAGGCTGCGCGCCATCTTGCGCACCATGGGCAAGGTCAGCGTGCCGTTCACGGTGGCGCGGGTGGTGCCCGTGCCGCCGAAGAACTTGTTGGTGCTGGCCTTGAGGGCGCCGAAGCAGATCATCTCGTTCACCAGACTGATCCGCTCACCGATCTGCGTTTTCATGTTCGCAGGGATGTCGTCCTCGTAGGTGTCGGCGGTGTGGTCGGTCCAGCCGTACAGGCAGTTATACTGCTGCAGAACCACGGTCACGTCTTCCGGCGTGATGTTGTCCGGCGACGGCGTGACGCCTTCGCTGGCCAGGTGGGCGGTCACCATCGCGTTGCCACGGTCGCCGGTCGCGGTGGACCCAAAGAACGTGTTGCGGTTGGCACCGGCCGTCGCGCCGTAGGGCAGGAAGCGCCGGGCGATGTAGGTCTTGCTGGAGTTCTTGGGCATCCGCACTTGGCGGCCCATCCGGCACAGCGTCTCTTGCGGGACGGCGTGCTTCAGGATTTCGCCCTTGAACTTGTCAATCCGCGCTGGGGTCAGCGCGTAGGTCTGCATGGTCATGATGGTTTCTCAGTTGGTTGGCGACCAGCTCACTCGGAGTTGAAGCCGGTCAGGAATGGGTCGGTTGAATCGCCGGCAGCGGTGCCGCCAGTTCCTCGGGGAGTCACAGCCGCGCTCATGCGGCTTCTTCGTGCGGATGCAGGGTCAGCGGCCGGGGTTGCCGGCGCGGCCTTGCGCGATTGCTTGAACATCGTCATGGCGTTGCTCACCACGGCCGAGTCATAGGACTGGCTGGCTTGTGCCAGGGTCTGCTTGAACTCGTCGGGCTGCGCGGCCACCCACTGCGCAAAGGCAGGGTCAGCGTCGATCTGCTTCCAGTCGGGGTGGTCCTTGGACAACAGGCGAAGCTCAAACTTCTGCTCCACCGCGCTGACCTTCTCGGCCACCAGATTGGCGATCTGCTCCTGATCCACGCCACCGCCGGGCAGTGCCCGCAGGTTGCGCACCTTCTCCAGCGCAGCGGCCAATGGCGGGAAGTCGTCCTTAAGGGCGTCGATGTCCTCTTGGTTGATTTCCACCTGGGCGCCGCTGTTCAACTGCTGCAACGTGCGCTCGATGCCGCCGATCTTTCCAAACGCGGTGCCGAATTGCCGCTGGGCTTGATCGCGCAGGCCCATCAGTTCATCGCGTTCCGCCTTGGTCAGTTGGACGTACTCCGGTGCGGCGGGCTCGGCCGGGGCCGTGGTGCCTTCTTCCTGCTGAGTCGCGTTGTCCTGTTGCTCGGCCGGCGTCTCCGTGGGCGTTGCAGTGGTGTCGTCGTCAAACCCGGCAGCAAATGCCGCTTCTTCGTCTGGATTCAGGGTGCTGGCGTCTCCGCTCATGCTTTCGCTTCCGCAATGAAAAAACCGCCACAAGGGCGGTCGCTTGTCCACCGGCTCGCTGAGAGTGGGTGGGTCGGTATCGCCGTGGCCCTTGCGGGCGGCGGCCAAATTCGTGTCAGGTCGGCGGCGGCTTCGGCTCGTCGGCCAGCGCCAGCAGCGCCTTGAGTTGCGCGATGCGCCCCCGGATGTGTTCGGTGCGCTCGGGCGGCAGGCTGGTGTCGTTCAGCGCCCGCAGTTCGGCCAGGGACTGCTGCATGTGGCGTTCCAAGCCCACCCACAGCGGGTGCAGGCGCTCATGCGGCGCCAGGCGGAAACGCTCGGGGGTCATTCTTGGTAGGCGCGGCCAGGCGCGGCGCGGCCTTCCGGTTCAGTCGGCGGGGTGGCAACTTGCGGCCCCTCGCCATCGGCGCCGGCCAGTTCACGCTGCAGAGTCAGCTTCATCGTGTCGCGGGCCAGGGCAACCTTTGCCTCTTGCAAACTGATGCGCTCTTGGGTGGCGTACTGCAGCAGCGCAATGCGCTCGCGCAACCGCAGTTCTTCCAGCGTGCCTTCGCGCTCCATGGCCGTGCGCTCGGTCTGCGCCTGCAAGTGCATGGTGTCGCGGTCGGTGTCCACCCTGATCTTCTCGACCATGAGTTGATCGCGGCTTTGCGCAACCTGCACTTGGGCGTTGGCGCGAATCTCAGCCGCTTCCACTGCCGGGGCCTTAGGCGGCGGCTGCTTGGCCTTGGCTTCCTTCTCGGCCTCGGTCAACTGGAACTGCTCGGGCGACAGCCGCTTGCTGCGCAACATGGCTTCCATGCACCGGCCTGGGTGCAGTTCATAGGCCGGGTCTTTGGACGCGGCCACCAGTTGCGGGATGAACTGATCTTGCAGCGCCTTTTCAATGATCGCCAGCGCGCCGCTGGTGTCCACCTGATAGTCGCCCTTCTCGTCGTCCGGCACGTCCGGGTCCAGCAGCAGCCATTCGTAGAAGTCATCCACCAGCGGCGTGGTCACGGTGTCGTTCAGGCCAAAGCCCACATCCCGCAGAAGCTGGTTTGCGTTGTTGTCCTGCAGTTGCTGCCCGCCAAAGGTGTCCGGCGTGGTGTCGCCGCTCTGGCC